TTTTGAACCAAACAGAAGAGACAATAAATGACTATCCCAGCCGGCGCTTGAACACATAAATGTGCAAGAACATACCAGCAGCTGTGTAGAAAAGATCTATATTCAGCCCACGGGGTTTCAATTTTGTCGATAGTTTTTGTTAAGTGCATGTCGGTTTCCAATGCACTGAGAAAGTGTTGATAGGTTATTAATTCTTTTAAAAAAAAATAAGCTATGTTGGGGCATTCATCAATTGCCAAGCGGCATGTTGAGGAACACCTAAAAGTGCGCCAAATTCAAAGTCGTCTCCAACTCCACGGTAAATTTGCACTGTACACGTTGGGAACGCTTCACAGAACACAGTCACCTGGGGAACAGGATAAACAATTGAGCGCATGGTTAAAGGGTTATTTAAGCCATAATTAGTAGGTACGGAATGTCCACTGTTGTAGAAAGGGACCTCAAACTCCACGATGCCATCCTTGTTATAAATGATGGGCAATTCAGTCTCAACAAATCCAATCTGATAGGTTGTACTACCAGCTGTAGTTGCTGCAACGTCATAAACGGGTTGAATGGGGCCAGATCCTAAATTAGTGTAAGTTCCATTAGTGTTAGCAGGGGTTGCGGTTTGCATAGCAGGAGTGTAAGCACCAGAAGAATCTTGTGTCCAAGTATTCATAAAAACTTTAATTGGTAATTCAGAATCAAAAGCAGTGGATTTCTTAGTAACTACAATCTTGTAACGAATCGAACCTCTGAAAAAAGCATAATTACAGTATAAATTAGAATACATATCAGGAATTTCGGTTATTACAGTTGTCCCATAAGTATAAACGTTAGCGTAAGAAGGTTTCTGGTTATTAACAGTTGTAGCGGTGATCGAGCCGATTTGCGGAATGACGGGAGCCCACGGGTAAAGCGTAAAAGCCTTGCCCGATTGTCCTGGCACTGTAGCAGTAGCAGCTTGAGCATTCAAGGCAACTGTTGCTAATGGATAAAATTGCTTGAGTAAGTGTCGCAAAGAAAGCGCGGCCTCACCCACACACATACCATGTTCAGTTAACACAATCGCACTAGGGGTAATTTCACTTGCATTCTTTCCTTTGACCACACGTGGAGCCGAGCCTACTTGAGCAACGTTTGGAATTCCATACGGTAAGTGGCGCGGTTTGACGGGCGACACAAACGTAGCGTTTTCCATATGAACCTCAACTAACACTTCCACAGTGCTTGCTACAGTTCCGGCAGCAATCAAAGGGTTCATCACAGCAATGGTCATTGTTCCGGAGGCACTATTTCTAACATCTGAGGAAGCAATGGCATTGTCCATGTCGTAATTAGTGAATAAAAATGGGCGGGTAGCTACATAGGGGACCCTAAAAGTAAAGTCTGTACCTAAGGATAAATCTAATTCAGTAAAGTAATTGTAACCTGGTTGTGTTTGTGTGCGTGCAGTGTCTGTGTAATTATAAGAGCGGAAGGAAGCTATCAATCTACCAGAATGAAATTGCGTCTTAACAACACGAAAAGTATAAACCAAATCACCTCTCCACATAGAATATAAAGAAGCAACCTTAGCACAGAGTGGCATAGAGACATTTCTAACCCAGGCATTAGCAAGTTTTGTAGATAATACCTGAGTGTAAAGCGGGCCAGTAGGAATAGCAAAAATTTGGGTATCTGCAACATCGCTGGTCGACCAATTAAACGCTCGAGTGTAACAAGGCCTCCCTGCAACATAATCCAACCTCATCTCATCAATATCGGTGCCAGCCCAACCAGGAATGCACGTTAATGCATTGGTTGCGCTGATAGCAAGTTTGTGAGATGTGTCAGAACCATCACCATTCAAAAAAAAAACGAGTAGGGGCAATTTTCATTAATGTGTTAGGGGATTCTACAGTGGGTTTTGAAAAGCCTAAAGCTTTGAGAATAAACTCAGCACCATCCGCAAGCATGCTCACGGGAGTACTAAGCCATCCCAATCCAACTACTGGAAGAATTTGTGCAATTCCTCTCCCTATTTGTCCAGTCGCACTAGATATCACTCCAGTGCGTTCCATCTTCTTCATTTCCACACCAACTTGAGCAAAATTAGTTGTTAAAGTCGCGCTAGTGGGGAAACGAACATCTACATCCTCGAACCATGCTAAAATAGTAAAGCTACAAGAAGAAGTTGTTTGTGAAGCTAGAGGTGAATAAACAGAAAGAACAATATTACCAAAAGATCCTTGTCCAGTAACCAAATTAAAAGAAGCATAAGGGCCACTCAAAGGTACTCTAATCTCCATGGCGGTTTCGTTTGCTAAATTCATTTGCACTCGACGGCATCCAGATGCTGCAACTGTATCAGTTACTCCACCAGCGGAATACCATTGGGTGTGTGAATTCATGTACTCAGAGTAGGGTATATAATGAGCCATCAATGCACCAGCTTGCGTTGGTACACTGTTGACTTGCACTCTATACACTACTGTAGCACTAAGGGAAACAAAACCGTCAAGTTTGTAAGTGTTGTTAGTCAAAGAACCAAGGAGGTCCTTTGGGAAGATGTTAGTGTTAAGAACAGTTCCTCTCGTCGCGGTACTAGACCAAGTTCCCTGAAAAATGGGTATCGGTCTTGCAAGAAAAGATTGTATCGCGTGTTGATTCCTGTCATCTACGCATCGATCTAGATACTGCTTTGGAAGTTGTACATTCAAATTAGCATCCACATCTTTGCTGATCGTTCCTTGTTCCATAATCGTTGCGGTGTCATGTTGTTCGCTGTTAGTCGTCATCATAATATCGGGGTTTGTGTTAAATTGTAGTTCAGTAAGTCAAGTTTTAAACCAGTGTGTTGACTCATTCATCACTGGCGCTTTTTGTATGATTTTCCTTGAATTTTAGAGGGGCTGCCTCAAGCGATTCTAGGATATAAGTGTTAATACACACGCTTTCTTTCTTTCGTCCGCTAGCAGCAGTACTGATCACGCCTTCGCGGAGAGCAGCAAGATCACACTTGCGGGGTACAAATTGTCCACCGGAGCAGAAAGGCTCGAGATACCTCGAGTAGGGAAATAATCGAAAATTATTGATTCCCAACTCGTAGCACCTCTTACTTATCTCTCCAGTCCACTTCTCAAATACATCTTGGGGATGCATTGCAAGCTCTTTAAACACATCAGTAACTGTATCGGATTGCTCCAACAAATTATCGACGTGCTTATCACTTGTCCAATTAAGCATATCCAGCCTCGTTTCTAACGGGGCCGGACACACATAACGCGGTAGTGTTTGTCCGTTAATTTTGACCAAAGCAAACGATCGTTTAAGAAAACTCACGTCTTTAATGGTCTTACGTTTGTCGTAATCGGTTCCCTTGTCAGCTGTGGTGTATATCATTCCAAAACTATCAAAAGCTTCAACTAGATTTCTCATGTTATAAAACTCTTTCAATTTTGGATTAATAGCCAACACATTGTCATCACCATATGTTATCACTCTCACATTCTCTTCAAAATACTTGAGATCCTCCATATCTGGCTTATACTTGCGGGCAAGGTAAAGGTAAGAAGCTCGAAAAGCGCACAAACCGTAGAGAGAGTTATTCTCTGCGGTTGGCACAAATCCAGCGGGTGTTCCATTGGTTGTTTGATAAATGGTTCCTTGATTATAGCGAATAGCACAGCAGGCGTATTCCCACAATCTTCTTCGAACTTTGCGGTCGTTGTCGGTGTAATCAGCGTCGTAAACTTTATAAATTTCATTGATAAGGTTAAAATTAACCCATGTCAAATCATCCATAAGTCTATCGCTAAAATCGGTCATGTCGCCGTCGATCATCTCATCGGAGGCCCCTCGTAGGTAAGTCGCTAAACTATGCCACTCAGGTCCCCAGACATTGATGCCAACAGCTATTCCATTAGTAACTCGGTGGTGTCGTAGGTGGGCTAGTGCTGCCATATAATACTTTCGAAACAATACATTGTAGTGCATTGGTCCGTTAGATATCATTCTGGTTTTACCAGCATCCACCTTTGAATGTGATCGTCGTTCATCCTTCAAAGTATCAACCCATATGATTTCATGTGGGCGATCCTCTAAAAGATCTCTCTCTAAGTTCTCGACGTCTTGTTTGAGCTCCAGTGCGGGGGGACTTGTGAAATCCCAATCACTAGAACCCATCCAAAACGTCTTACCTTTCTTTCCTCTCTTTCGGGGGTCAAGAACATACGGAAAACCTGGTGAGGTCAATCGGTTAATGGGCTGAAATAGCACATCACCCTCTATTCCTCTCACAGATTCTTCGTACGTGAGTAGTCGTATTTGGGGGGCTCGTTCAGTTCGAGGAAGAATTAAGCTTCTCATGCTCAACTCTATCTCGTCAATCACTCTTTGTGTTAAGTAACCACATTGGCGTCCTTGCTTTGCAGCACCTTCGCGCAATGGATCTCTCAACACAACAACTCCATCAATCTCTTGTTTCCAGGGTCGTAGTTTGGCTGGGCGTGTCAACACCGGGCCAAATGTTCCGTAAAGGGCTGATTTGACAATGCTCGACTTGCTTACTTGTGGTATAACAAAGTCGGCTTGTCCTCTTGAAATTAAAGCAGTTTCAAAAGGATTTGTTGCGGGTTGTAAAGTTCGTAACCCGCAATCAATTTGGGCGTAGTTCGGTAGGCACTTCAATCCACTTTCGATTGTCTCTCGCGAAACAACCTGACAGTAATTACTGGATGGCAAGATAGAGCCGCTGATATGAATACCAACGATCCTTCCTGCAAGCTTGTCGCTATTCACAGTCATTACCTTTCCACAATCTCCAACTTTCGTTCGTATGTCATGTTTGATAACGTGAGACGCATCAAACGATTCAAACCCATTAGGCATATTGATGACAATTTTAATGTCTTCAATCTGGCATTTTCCTCCGGCACTGACTGAAACTGGCATATCGTTCTCCATGTCAACTCCAGATAGTGTACCATCAAATTTCGCACCACTCAGCTTCTCCAAATCATCGTTAGAAGCGAAGTGGTGTAAAATGGATCGTCCACGGGGCATTTTGGATAGTGTAAACATACACAAATCCATGGGTTCGTCGTCATCGGTAGGTTTTTCTGGTGTAAAAAGAACTACGGAGTCCTTCTCAAACCAGCCGTCAAAGCTCTTGACAATTCTCATTTTGAGATTGTCACTAGGCACCATTATGACTTCTTTCGGGTTGCGTTCCTTCAAGAAGACATAAAAGTGCGCAGGCATCATAAACACCTGTCCTTTGATGTTTGTAATTGTTCCCAGTGAAATGCACTGGTCATCGTGTGTGACCATCGATAGGTTCCATTGATTCGTTCTAACTCTCGCTATAACGTCCAATTGGCCCATCGATTGTCCCATCTCCACTACAATTCTTGCGCGCGAGGCATTTGCCTTCCGAGCGCGCTGTCGCATTCGTGGTTGCATGTTGCGGGTGTCACTTTCAGGAAAGGTTTCCGGAATATCCGAATCCACATCTGAGGGCACTTCGCTCGTCATTTTTTTAAAGAACATAGATGCGCCAAAGCATCCCAAGAGGGAAAACAGTGGCTTATCTTTGAAAAATTGTTTGACTCCATTCACAAGGTTGCATGTTGTTTGAGTAATAAAATCTAAAAAATTTCTAGCATATTCAGGTAATGTTTTAATGAATTTGTTACGGGCATTAATGACTATTTCTAAATATTTTTGTACACATGATTTAGGTTTACATTTGTGATTATAAAAACGTACAATTAATATGTTCCATGTTGCGTCGGGCAAAACTTCATTCGTGTAAGTATCTAAATGAACTTTTGCTAAGTCAGTAGTTTTGAGAATCTCTTGTTTTTCCATGATCCATGTCACTTTCATTGTCGGGCCTGACATAAAACCATAGGTCTCATCGTCTGGTAAGGATTCAATAAAGGTGTCAAACTCCTCCATCGTCGTTCTACTCCTGAATGATCCAGCTTGTGCATTGTGCACATCTTTCATCAACTCCACAGTTGGGTGTTCCGCCCCAACTTGCGCTATGTTAACACCTTGAGCAAAATCTTTGGCATATTGATCCAAAAACTTGTCCAAATTGTCTCCATCTGCTTTCTTACCATCCATTGCAGCTATGACACGTGCAATGAACGTATCCCATCCAATTGGTTGTTCATTGAATCCTCTGTCGCGTTGTGTGTGTGGGCAAAATCGTTGAAAGTCGTAAATGTAGGGGTTGACTTCCCAAGGCGTTCCATCTGAAGATTTTGGCGCATCTTTGTTGATTTTGAGCAAATTGAGTTTTGTTCGTTCTCCAGGCACTATAGGAATTCTCCAATTTGCTCTTTCAAGCACTACCATCTGTTCTGCGTATGTTGGGTCAGCGGGGTTGGGATATGCAAACAAAGCAGGCATCAAGTACTCTTCTTTCACTTTAATCCTGTACGAAAAATCTTGAAGACGGTTCCATACAGCTTCAGGGAAAGTGATTGACTCAATGTTTGCGTGTGCGTTGTTTGTAGAAGCTAAAATAATTCTAGAAGTAAAGAAAGTAGAAGCCTTCGCAGCGATGTTGGCCATATGCAAAGGATAAGGAAAAGGTCCAACACCTCGAATAAATTCGAAAAGCTCCAAATTTGGGGCGCCTATCGAATCTTTCATTTGAAGAAAGTCGTCGTATATGCATACTAGTTGGCCGTTGTAACCGTCCCAATACACATTCTCAACGCATCGTTGATACATCTGGGATTTGACATCAGTGTATCCTGCTTCTAATGCAAGTCTCGTGGCAATAAGGTATTGCAGACGAGATTTTCCAATTTGTGAATCTCCGACCATCCATAAGGCAGTGGGCACCGTGCGTACACTCTTAATCTCCGGGAATTGCGTCTCAACTTCATTCTGAATCTTCGCAGCTTCTCTCATCCGTTGTACGATGAACATTTTCAACTCCGGGGTTAGTGCTTTTGCGTATCTGTCCATCAAGTAAGTTCCTCTATCGTACAGGTGAGCTAACATGAATTTTCCATCTTTTGTTTGTGCAGCAACGTCGAACGCTGGTTTGTGGTTAAATGTTTCAACGCTCGTCATCCATTCTTTGATTTTGGGTATGCACTCCTCAAACTCCTGTGGATCGTGACCAAAGAAGTTTACCTTCACGTATTGTATAATTTTCTTGAATACACCTTCAACCCATGTGACTACATCCATAAAACCTGAGCAGGTTCTTGGGAAAAGTCCTATTCTCATCATCCATTGGGCTGGGGAATTGTTTCTGTCAGGCAGTTTAGTTAGGCAATAGGAGCTAATGAGGGCTCCCAGCAATCCAAGCGCTTTTGGGCTCCATTCTTCTGCGGTTTTTGTGATGTTCTCAAATCCAAGTTGAGCATGATTGTAGGGTTTTCGAATTCCAGTATAAAACGCGAAATCACGAAAAGATCGCAATACTCCAGTTATACTTTCCACTCCCATGAAAAGCAACTCCAACGGCATCGTCAAGACTTGTATTGAAATGCATCCTAAGTGGTATAAAACAAAAAGCCCAACTAAGGTAAGAAAACACTGAAACACAGCCTTCACGCTAACAGGTAGAAAACCACACTGGCTCTCCATAATTTGAGTGACTGCTTGCTTCATTGCCTCTCCAACTCCTTGTGAAGTGGGTAGGTTGTTTAACACTTCATTCACGTTCGTTGCTATGTTGTCCATGTTTGTAACAATGCTTGGTGCACCGAAAAACGATCCAAATCCAATTTGAGCTTGGTTAAGTGATGCAGCTCGCATTGCAACAATCCTCTCTATCAAACCGATAACAGTTGATGCCAATCCCATTAGGGCAGCGTAAAAGTCATGTTTGACCAGCATCTCGCTACGCTTCACCATGCAATCACATTTGCATTTTCCGCATTTTGAACATTCTTGGGGGATGTCAATTGAAACATTCTCTGATCCGAGTTGTGCTTCGTTCAATTGATCTTGCGTGATTCGTTTCTCCTTTCGTGCATTTTGGTATGCTTTTTTAATCAAACGTATTTCTCTCCTCAATCTCTTCTTTTCCTCTCGTGACGGTTCAGGTGCGCTGTAGCGATTGTTTCGCGTACCTGAAGCATTGGGACCAGGGTTTGATTCGAGCCCTGTACGTAATAACCAAGCTTTGGTGAAATCGAAGTCGTTCGTATAGTCTTTAAATGTGTGTTTGACAAAATGAATTAATTCAAAAAACATGAAAAAATGTGAGTTACTCGATTGTAGTACTCCACTGCGATCTATCATTAACGTGTGTAGGGGGGGACGAAAAGGTGTATCGGAATAGCATGAGAATTGCGATATATACCTGTGTGGTATACCTAAATACTTTTCAAAACTGAATTTGTCGATGGAAGGTCCATAATAATTAACAAACAAGCATTCATCCAAAAGAGGTTCACACATCTTATAGATATGATTGCGCAATTTAGGAGTCAAGTTTTCGATTCGGTCACAAAGACGATTCAGTTCATCAACTCCACATCCGATTGCATACTCACATGCAGCGCTCTGATTCTCACTGTTATGTATACGTAGAAATTCAGAACACAGTTCATCATACATCCGGGCACCAGTCTCCAATCCAGAAAGAGTAATCGTGTTAAAGCAAAGGTCGTCAACATTTTTGAAGTATTGGGTGATGGTTTCCGAAGCCATCTTGATTGCATCTTGAGTTGTGTCCATGTTTGAAATGAAAAAGTTTCCCATTTTATCGTGTCGAGTTCACTATATATATTTCCAGCATATATAAGGCCATATCTTAACCAAGATATCCGGTATTCAGAATAAAAAACGTTCCCACGGGATCTCACATAGGTTAAATTCTTTGAATCTATTGGGGCGTAACCTCACGGTTCGATAGCCGCAAACATCATTGAATAAATTGTATGTGTTCGTCCAGGTACTAGAATTGAATTCCTTTAACTGTGTTAATAAAAATTGGGTTAGTAATTAAAATCAATTTAATTCGTGTTTTATTCACTATTAAATAATCGATACAATGCAGATCTTAACTCTCTACACAATCAGGCAGCATTTCTGGTGTTCTGATCGCGGAGGATACAAATGGTCATAAAGTCGAGGTGAGTTTATGAGCACTTGCTAATAAGATTTGTAAAGGGTAGTCTACAGATCGTACCTTTCGAC